ACCCACTTGTAAGGCTCGTTGGTCGCAGGATGTATGCCGTAAGCCACAAACTGCTGCCCGTCTGCTAACACCTCAACGGCGTGTTTAGAGCCGACCTCATCCTCATATTCACAGGATCGAATCTTAGAAAAGCCGCCCTCAACTCTAAAAGGTAGGATGCACTTCGGCGCTTGGCCTACTCTCGTTAGCGACCTGCCGATATTTTCATCTACCCACTTGAGCAGCTTGTAATTCACATCTCTATTTAAGCAGTCGATATCAACTGCAACTGTGTTTCGGCAGAGAACGCCTACACCACCATCAGCGTGACCATTCCCAAGCCACTTATCTACATCTTCGTGAGTGGCCCTGATGTCCTGCCACCCTTTTAACATGGGCGCTTTTTTGCCCTTCATTATGGGAACAATTTCGTAGCCGTTATCGACTAGCTGATGGCCGTGTTGCTTTAAAAACGCCATTGCGTCACCTCTTCACTTCACATTTTGAATTTATTTTTTTAATTGGTTTGCAAGTATCGCCCAGTGGTCGCAGTAAGCTGAAAAAGATAAAAGCTTCACCGACATCCAATGCGCTATGGGTGACGCGATGCGGGTCACCTTCTCAACCGCTCGCCAGTACCAAATTCCCGCAACCTCTTTAATTCTTTCTAGACGTTTCATAAATGACCTCGCTCGACTGTTCATAATCCGCAACGATGTCTGGACACATCCGTTTCCACGACACCACGCCTTTTGCCATTAGTTCCATTTGCAACGCTCTATGGGCTGGAACAACCCCTGTTTGTCGCCACTTACTCAACGCCTGCTTGCTTACGTCCAGGCGACGAGCCAGGGCGTTGCAGTTTTTCACGCCAGAAGATTTCACCACATCATCAATCGCTGACCGCACTTCATCAGCAAACTCGCTAACAAAATTCATACTTATTGCCTCTTAACTAAATTGTTTGTCGTTTTGGAGTTGACACAATAGAAATTTATTTTTAAGGTGTCAACCACAGATACAAAAAGTTAGTAACTAAATTGCTCAATGAGGTTTAAAGTGATGAAACATGCATTATTAGGTGCTAGTAAGGCTCACCGATGGATGACCTGCCCTGGCTCCATCAGCCTGGAGTCAACATTTCCAGAGCAAGAATCTTTCTATGCCGCCGAAGGAACAGCCGCACACGCTCTAGCTGAAGAGTGTCTACTCAAACAAAAACCACCAGAACATTTCATAGGCGTAGAGTTTGAAGGCTTTATCGTCGATGCAGATATGGCTAACCATGTCGCAACATATGTGGACTTCTGCAATAGCCAAGAATCTGACGAGGCTCATGTTGAACTTCGTGTTGACTACTCAGAATGGGCCGCTGGCGGCTTCGGAACGGCAGATTATGTGGTGCTTCACGATGGCGTTCTGCACGTTATAGATTTGAAGTACGGCCAAGGCTTAAAGGTCAACGCCAATCGTAACGAGCAACTTATGCTGTACGGATTAGGCGCAGCTTATGAGTTCATTGACAAAGTCGATACGGTGAGCATGACCATCGTGCAGCCACGACTTGATCACATCGACACCTACTCTATGCGGGCCAAAGACCTGTTCACATGGGCAAACGATGTTGTTAAGCCAGCAGCGCGTAGAACTATGTCTCCAGACCCAACATATAACCCCAGCAAAAAGGCGTGTCATTTTTGCAAAGCCAAGCCAACTTGCAGAGCGTTAGCTGAACACAACTACTCTTTAACGCTAAGTAATTTCGACAATCTTGAAGAGCCTCTGCTCGTCCAAGTGCCGCACACCTTAAATGTTGAAGAGATCAGTAACCTTTTACCCAAAATGGACGCACTGATTTCGTGGGCGCAAGGGGTTCAGAAACACGCGCACAAGCTGCTGCTTGACGGCGGCATTTTACCCAACCACAAATTGGTTGCGGGCCGTGGTCAGCGCAAGTGGCTCGACACAGAGATTGCAGAGGAACAACTAATTCAGATGCTGGGCAATGATGCTTATGTGTCAAAACTAATTTCGCCAACCCAAGCTGAAAAAGCACTGGGAAAAGCGAGATATGGTGAGATCGTCGATCTTATCCATAAACCCGAAGGTCGGCCAACACTCGCGCAGGACACTGATCCACGCCCTGCTGTTAAGCCAGAAGCAGCCGATTTTTTTACTGATATATCTAATGAGGAAAAGTCCTAATGACTACAATCACGCTTAAAAATGTACGCTTATCATTCCCACAAATCTGGACTCCGAAGGCATATGTAGAGGGCCAAACAGCTAAATACTCAGCAAATCTATTGCTCGATAAAGATGGCGACAAAGAACAACTCGACCAGCTTAAAAAAGCGATAAAGCAAGCCGCAACGGTTAGCTTTAACGGCGAGATACCAAAGGGTTTGAAGACCTTTTTGGGGGACGGCAATGAAAAAGCATATGACGGCTATGAAAATGCAATGTTTGTTAGCTGTTCCAGCCGCCAGCGGCCAAGCACCATCGACCGCGACCGAGTTCAGTTGGTTGAAGAAGACGGAAAGCTGTACGCCGGTTGCTATGTAAACGCTGCAATTTCACTTTGGGTACAAAACAACACATGGGGCAAGCGCGTTAACTGTAACTTGTTAGCCCTTCAGTTCGTGAAAGACGGCGAAACTTTTGGGGCTGGTGGCGTGAAAGTCGAAGAGATGTTTGACGATATTTCTTCTGAACAAGCAGATGACGCTGCTGATGATGATTTTCTTAGCTGAGTAAGTTGATCGGGGCTGCGTGTCAGCCCCTTTTTTTGAGGTTTTTATGAAAGCAACTTTGTCTTATCCATACGTTGGTTCTCGATACCCAGACCTATCTGGCAAAAGTGTCGTTATCAAAGAGATCGCGGAACTTGCAGACATCCCATACGCCCTGCTGAAGAACCGCATGGGTATGAAGAAAAAAAGGGCTGGCACCATACGTTCCGTTTTTATCGAAGACAAAGACCTTGATCCAAAAAAACGCAACAAACCATCAAAAAAGCAGCGTCTAAGTTACCAGAGTGCCATCAACACTTTATCAACTGAGTGGTTAAAGAGACCGATAATATGAAAATCTCAATCGATTTTGAGACATACAGCGAATGCGATATTTTCAAGGCTGGGGCTTATGCCTATGCCGATCACCACAGCACTAAGGTTCTATGCCTTGCTTACGCCGTCGATGACGGTGAGCCAAAACTGTGGACACCTGATATGCCAGTCCCAACAGCACTGTTTAATTTAATAACAGGCGGCGCTGTTTTGTGGGCGTGGAATAGTTTTTTTGAGATGAGCATTTGGAGTCAGGTACTAGGCTGGCCCGAAGTGCCTATAAGCCAGTGGCGAGATACCGCAGCCCTTGCAGCCGCACAGGCTTACCCCCGTGCATTGGGAAAATGCGGCGAGGCGCTTGGCCTGACTGGTGATGCCGCAAAGTCTAAGCGCGGCAAGCTGCTTATCCAGAGGCTGTGCAAGCCTTATCGCGGTGAGCGCAGGAAAGACCCAGAACTATTTAAAGAATTGTGCGACTACTGCCTCCAGGACGTTGTAGCCGAGCGTGAAATACGAAATAAATTAAGACCACTGCGTGGTATTGAAGAACAAGTGTGGATCGTGGATCAGTTAATTAACTGGCGCGGCGTAAGACTTGACCGCGACTCCATTTTCAACGCGCTGGACATCATCGATAAGCACTCACTTGTGCTGAACGCACAGGTTAAAAAGATAACCAACAACCAGATGGATTCAACAGGGTCACGCGCCAAGTCCATGATGTGGATTGAGCAACAGGGTTACACCATCGCAAGCTACGACAAAGCCGCTATTGCAGAGGCTATGTCAGACGATTCATGCCCCGAAAACGTCAAGAAATTTCTTGAAATAAGGCAGGCATTGTCACGCTCCAGCACCAAGAAATATGAATCGATGAAGACCCTTCTGGGTGGCGATGGCCGCGCACATGGTGTGCTGATGTATCACGGCGCTGCAACAGGACGCTGGTCAGGCAGAGGCTTCCAGCCGCAAAACTTACCGCGACCCACCATCAAAGATGTTGATGCGGTCATTGAGCAAATGACTCTGCGAGAGCCAAGTGAGATTGACGGTGAGCCGATGGAGTCGTTAGCCAGTTGTCTGCGCGGAATGTTGATTGCATCTGAGGGTAACAGGCTAGTCGTGTCTGACTACTCAAGCATTGAAGCGCGTGTTCTTTCCTGGCTTGCAGGCCACTACGATGCACTCGACATTTTTAAAGATAACAAAGACATCTATAAATTTACAGCCGCAGAGATGTACGGAATAGCGTACAGCGATGTGAATTACGACCAACGGTTTGTCGGCAAAGTAGCCACGTTGGCCCTTGGATACCAAGGCGGCGTGAGAGCGTTCCAGAAAATGTCTGAGGCTTACGGAACTGAGGTTACTGAAGATCAGGCACTTAAAATTCGCAACGACTGGCGTGAGGCCAACGACCCAATCGTGAAATTGTGGGTGAAAGTTGAGAAACAAGCCCGCAACGCCATTAGCTATAAAGACAACCGTGATGTTGACTATGAGTGTGCCAAGGGCGCGTTTAAATTTGTGAAGGGCGACCTCCTTTTCAGATTACCCAGCCGCCGAATTTTGTCGTTTCCGCAAGCCAAATTTGTAGAAGGTGATCGCGGTATGGATTTGGTCTACAACGGCATGAATAACCACACGCACAAATGGGGTCAAATTAAAGCCTATGGCGGCTCACTCGTTCAGTCGATCACACAGGCTGTCGCCAGAGACCTTCTTGCTGAAGCAATTCTAAGACTTGAAAAAGCAAACTATCCAATTGTCCTTCACGTTCACGATGAAATCGTGGCCGATGTGCCTAATGGCTTCGGGTCTCTGGCTGAATTTGAAAAACTAATGTGCGTTTTGCCTGACTGGGCTGTAGGTCTGCCAGTAACAGCGGAAGGCTACGAAAGCCAACGGTATCGAAAGTGAGAGAGTCTTACATCGAAACGAAGGTAACTCAGGCCGCAAAGGCTAACGGGTGGCTATCTTATAAATGGGTATCACCCTCTCAGCGTGGAGTTCCAGACCGCATGTATTTTAAGAATGGATCATTAGTGATCGTTGAGTTTAAAGGGCCAGGTAAGCTACCGACCCCTTACCAGCAGGCAATCCATAGAAAGTTAAAGGCTGTCGGCTTTATCGTACATATCATAGATGATATTGAAAAAGGGAAAGCGTTGCTATGTTAGACCGCAAAAACCTACACGCTTATCAGGAAAAGGCTGTTGATTTTGTTTTATGTAATTCGGGAGCTGCACTCTGGATTGACATGGGTTTAGGAAAAACCGTGTCCACCCTCACAGCCTTATCTGATTTAAAGCGTGATAAGAAGATAAAAAAGACGCTAGTCATTGCTCCGTTGCGCGTTGCAACGCACACATGGCCGACTGAGATAGCTACATGGTCGCATATCGACATGCGATATACAGTCTTAGCAGGACTTACAGCACCAAAACGTCTTAACGCTCTGGACGATGACACAGACCTGCACATAATTAACCGCGAGAACATTCCGTGGCTGGTCGATCAACTGGGCCAGTCGTGGCCTTACGACTGCGTTGTTATCGACGAAAGCAGCAGCTTTAAATCTCACACCTCAAAGCGATGGAAGGCGCTGCGGAAGGTTCTGGGCAAGGTTAAGCGCATGGTGCAGCTAACAGGCACACCGGCACCCAACGCGCTGCTAGAACTGTGGCCGCAACTGTACTTGCTCGACCAGGGGCAGCGCCTGGAGAAGACCAGAGGCAAGTTCTTAACAAAGTATTGCACGTTGGTCGGCAACCCGCAGTGGAACCAGTGGGCTGTCAAACCTGATCGAGCAGATGCGATTCACCGCGCAGTTGCTGACGTTGTTTTACGCATGAATGCCGATGACTATCTCGACTTGCCAGAGCGCATAGATATTAATGTGCCTGTTGTTTTGCCGCCAAAGGGCCGCAAAGCCTATGAGGATATGAAGCGTGATTTTCTAGTCGCATATGACGGCGGTGATATTCTTTCTGTTAACGCTGCCGTTCAGTGCAACAAATTGTTGCAAATATGCAACGGTAACCTATATACAGAAGATGGGGACTTTATTAATATACATGCCGCAAAGTTGGACGCGCTTATTGACATCGTCGAAGCCGCCAACGAGCCAGTCTTGATCGCTTATTCGTACAAAAGCGACCTCTCAAAAATAAAAGGCGCAATCCCTTACGCTGTCGTTTTAGACAAAGACCCCAGCGTTATCGATAGATGGAATAAAAAACAGATTCCGGTTCTGCTCACCCACCCTGCTTCCGCAGGCCACGGGTTGAATTTGCAGAAGGGTGGCAGCCTGATCGTGTGGTACGGGCTGTCCTACAGCCTTGAACTTTACCAGCAGTTTAACGCGAGACTACATCGCCAGGGGCAAACAAAGCCCGTGCGCGTAATGCATTTGCTTGCCGAAAATTCGGCAGACTATGCGGTTCTTGATGCTTTAAAAAATAAATGTGAGACACAGGATTCATTATTGAATGTGGTCGAGCAGCTAAGAAAAACTGAAATAAGAGATTAGAGAGACAGATGATCAGACCGTATTACACCATGCAGGAACTTGCAGAGATTATGTCGATGAGCCTTAAAGGCTTACACAATGCGCTGCACAATAAACAGTTCCCCATCCCAACGTACAAGTTGGGTAAGCGCAGAGTGGCAGACAAGGAAGTTGTAGAGCGTTTTTTTGATCAGAAACGCTCTGAGGGCATGGATAGGATGGCTGAAAATTAGTTAGACAGCATCGCCAAAACCTTTTTTGGTGTGAGGTGCGTGTAGCGTTTGAGCATGTTCAAGTCCTTGTGACCGCTGAACAGGCTCACTGTCATCGCATCTAAACCTCTTTCAAACAAGCGGCTGCATCCTTCATGGCGCAAGTCATGCCAGCGGATTTCACCTACACCGGCTTTCTCACGCGCTTTTCTGAAGGCATTTGACACGCTGTCGCCATCATATGGAAATATAAACTTCTCTTCGCCAGACACGGAAATCTGCTTTTTGATAATTTCTACCGCTTCTGGCAGCAAAGGCACCCGCTCGTCACGTTTTTTCTTCGGGTGTTTACGCCGTCGAATTAACACCGATTCTTCACCCTCAGTCAGATCAAGATCATCCCACTCAAGACGCACAACCTCTGCTCTGCGCATTGCGGTATGAATAGCGAATCTAGCCAACTCAGCAATAGGCATTTTGGTGTAACCAACATTCGCCAGTATTAAATCTAGCTCCCTGTCGCTGCACCGCGTGTCTCTGTGATCGCTCTCACCAATGACACCGATACGCTTTAATGTTCTGTGCGCCTTCCGATACACTTCGAGGTCGTAGTCTAATTCCCACATATCTTTAGCAGTAGATAGGATCACCCCAAGTTGAATCATCTCGCCCATCACCGTAGACGGGTGTCTACCTCTGCCTATGGCGTAGTCCATAATAGCCTTGGTAGTTAGGTCTTTTAACTTTAAACGGCCCAGAGATGAGCGTCTGAGGTACTCTATGTGATCGCTCTTAGTCCGACCCCACTTTTGTATAGGCCACAACTCAGATGAGTACCTGCGGCACAGCAACCCGAAATTTGTTTCTTCTTGGCAATACTCGCCACGCTCAATAGCGGCCTCAGTGTCTCTGGCCCACGTTTTGGCATCTTCTTTAAGGGTGAATGTCTTAGATATTGGCTTCTTCAGGTCAACGCGCCTTATTTGTGCCATGTGTCTGATAACACCTTTTGATGTCTTTTTCTTTGTAAATGTTGCCATGCTAAACTCGCCCTATAATTTGACTGTTTCTACAACAGTTTATTTATGTTTTTTATCTCAAAATTGCAACCTGAGTCACATCTTGAAAGGGCAGTGTACCGTTTTACCCCGATCTGTAAAGGCAAGGACATGGAGCAGCATGGAGTTAAGTGCTTGAAAACAAAGAGAATTATTTCGGTTGCGCCGATGATGGCTTGTACAATACCCCTTATAAATCAATGACTTACAAGCTAAATAGCAAATAAATCACATTTTTTTTAAATAGGACTAAATAAGGCACCTACTTTTCTTGCCTGCTCTGCCCTTTCTTCAGCTTCTGGGTCATCCTCGTCGTACAAAAGAGGCTTCACCACAGGGTCAACAAGGTTGCCCACCGGACTCACTATAGAAGGTGCCGTGAATCTGCTAAGACCCTCGTTGGCAGGATCGTACTGCAACCGTAACAGATTAACAGGGTTCAAGTAGTCGAGGGTTTCTGCGCCAGTTTCAATCACCCCTTGTACAGCGTTGCCAAACGAAGGGAGCATTGTTGAAAGCGTGTGATCCCGCAAAGCCTTTGAGGCTCTTGGCGCGTGTTTGCGCTCACGGGGACTCATCGTCTTTCTGGCATCCCGCTCCGCGTAGATCGCATCGTAGTTCTTTTCGCCTGTGTCCGGTTCGGCTGCGGCGGCTGATCCAGCAAAACCGGCGGTTATTGTGCCTGCTGCTATTTCCGCCTTGTACTTCTCTACTCCATCGAGCCATTTCTGGTCAGCAACTTCATACCCATCTTTCCGTATGTTCATCGCCACAATTGCCTGGTCGTGAGTCATTAGCTTCCCAGACCGAGTTTTCGTGTTCCTGTACCTTTTATAGCTTTCGGGAAAGAAAACCTCAAAAGGCAGAGATTGCTCAAGACCGCCGTTATCGTCACCAGGCATTCTATGTGAGTAGCTGTCGTGGTAATCGATTGGCTCGATACCCTTCGATGCGTCCACATTGTATGTGCTGATGCCTGAGTCCCCATAATTTGCTCCTGCAAGTTCAGGGTCTTCGACTGCTTTGACCATCTCTTCGTAGCTAGGGAACCCTCGATCTCGATAGTGCGCTTTTTTCATAGTCGTTGTTAAGACTGTTCTCAGAGCGCCATGCTGGGGGTAGCCGTCTTTACCCATAATCTGGCTCATAGCTTCTGGGTGATCGAGTCCGACCCAATCTTTCATCGGATATGAAACAACTGTTGTCCCGTCTTTTTTCTTAGTGGTCTTTTTAAACGCTCTCACTTCTTCATCAAACTTTTTGACATCTGCAAGGTCTAGCTTTTGAAGTGCAGGTATTTGCTGAAACATCCCCTGTGCAATTGGCGTACTGAAATTGACAGAGTCCTCGCCCATAGCGTTATAAACACCAACGACATCGTTTTGAGTGGCTTCCGCAGCGTCCACTAATTTAGCGTGTTGGCCTTGAGCAATACCTTCTGCCGATGCCCACCCGCCGTTTTGACGGGTAAACTTCTTACCGGCCTGAACGTCAACGTCTACTTTTTGACCACCGACCTGCGTCAAGTGTCCAAGGTCACTTCTGTCTCCGCGAACAGGCGCTATTGTTTTACCCTGCAAATCTTCTGGCGTTATTATTTTTCTTGGTGGTAGTTCAGTTGGGTTAAAGATCGTCTCAAAACCGTTTGCGTAGGCTTTTCGCTCTCTGTCAGCAAAAGCCTCATTTTCTTTCATCAGCTTGTTGTACTTATTAGTTGCGAGTTTTATCGCTCTTGGATTGTTGATCGAATCAGCCTTTAACATGCCCAGGTCTATTATTCGCTGACCAATGTGGATCGCGTTTGCAACTGGGCCAGCTTCTGCATCCTGGGGAGCCAAGGCTGAAGCGGTAAACACAGCACCCAACGCAGTAGTACCCACGCTGGCTAACAGGTTGTCGCTTTCACCATCATTAAACTGAGCATATTTCGACCGCACGTTTGAAGGGTCTAATGATATGTACGAATTAGGGTCTTGTTGGTATTTCGGGTTATCAAAGACCCCGTTTAGTTCGGTCATTAACGCATCACGTTTTTTCGTTTCCGCAGAGGTTGTGAAGTCTAAAGGGTTATAACTGATGTAATTTTCTATTTGCTCTTGGGTAGCGTTCATGGGGGGTACTTCTTTTTTCGGCATACGCGCCCGAACATCATCGTCAATAGCTTTTACTTGCTCTCGTAACTCTGCCGACCTTGCATCACCCGCTTTTGTTATGCCCGCACCTGATCCGTAGTTATTTTCAACTTCGTTCAGATATTTTATAGAGTTGTAGCCCTTGCCTTTAATTATGTTTCTGGCTTCATCTAGCATCATCCTGTTCTCAGGACTTTGAAGAAAATCTTCTCCCATCTCTGCATACAACTGATCTATTTCTTCAAGAATGTTGTTGATCAGGAATTGATCATCATCGCTATTAAACGCTTTGTTATGACGTAGACCCTCAAAAACTTGATTGCTGTTACTCCAATCTCCAACGTCTGACATCTCTAGCGATTTGCCTAAACGCGCTTTTACAGGAATTATGTTTGCGCCTTCTCTAAAATTATCTCCTGAGTAGCGGCTTCCAGAACCTCGCGTGTCTTTCAAACGGTTGTTAGCTTGCTGATCTGTGCCTAAGTGAATACCCAAATCCACTTTGTCAGGGTCAACAGAATCAAAATCCGAGTGCGTCCCGTGATACAAATCTTCCGTGTACCCTTGATCCTGCGCCCTCTCCATACGGCGGGCCGCGCTATTCTTTAAACTACCAGCGACGATATCAAATACAGATTTAGCCCCCATTAATTACTCCGCTAATGTTGTAGGTTTTTGACTTTCTGGTCTTGTCATATCTGTAAGAACTGCGTTTTGCTGCGCCTGTTTTTCTAGGCGCTGTCTCTCGTAATCGTTAATGTCAGCTTCAGCCGCATCTATTGCCTGATACTGTTCTGGCTGCTCTTGTGACTGCGCCAGCGGTAACGCTGCCCCTGGAGGCGTTAACGAGCTAAGAGAAGGCATCGCGTCAAACACTTGAGTGCCTCCGCGAAGCTGACCAGCTACTGGATTAGATATGCCAGCCTGTGACATAACACTTTGCATACCACCCGTAGCGTCTTGATAATTACTAGGGCGAGTCTCTTTAAATTCATTATGTTTAGCTAAAAGATATTTGGATTCCTTGTCAGGATCGTCCATACCAAAAAGAGGCTTGGTAAGTACGTTGTTGGCAAGTTTATCAGCGGCACCTGTTATTAACTTTAATAAATCACTCATTCTTCTAGCACCCCATTCCCTTCATTTTTACTGAAGTCACCGAAACCATCTGACCAAGCATCAAACACATTTTGAAAACCGTTGTTTATGGCAATTCTTTTACCCGCAGCTTTCCACTTTTTAACAGCGACCTTTGACGCATCAACGGGGGCGTTACGCAGCCAACCTGTGAAAGCATCTGACTGGATACCCTTAGATGCCATATACTGAGTGAACACATAAAGTGAGCCAGCAATTGCAGGAACAACGTCACCTGACGCTAGAGACGCTACGGCTGTACCAGCACCGGCGAGAGCCTCCCCTGCTTGTAGCTGAGTGCCAGAGTTGGAGTTGTTTACCATGCGCTCTACATCGCGGGTACTTTCCGCAAAGGCTCTCATGTCAGCCAAAATAGTTTTGGAGTCTTGATTAAGAAATATCTCTTGAGCCTCATCTGACATCTTTGATGATTGAGTTAACACCCGTGATGGAGACAACTGGTCACCAGCGGCGTTTTGGTTACGGCCAGTTGCTTGGCCTATGTCATCAAACATGCTTGACGCAACAGCGTTAAAATCGCCTTCTTCTAAAACACCTGAGTCCCTCAAATCCGCTGCGGTTTGCGGTTTGTTCATCAGGCCGCTAACTCTTTTGGTCGCCTCTGCGGGGTCAACCCAGCTTCCATTATTCATCATCAGAGGTTCGACAAACTTCTCTTGAACATCCATACCTGCTTTATAATGGTCGTTAAACTTTCGGGCCACATCACCGATAGCGCCGCCCATAGAATCTGCCGCTGCAAACTTATCTTTTGTCATAGCCTTGTAGATTTGTTTCAACTCGCCTTGAGTAACATCGCCAATAGACTCATTGTTTTTTATCATCCCACCAATGCGAGTACGCAATGCACTCAACGCTTCATACGAAAGCTGACCGTTCTGAGCCTCAAACGCGCCAGACAAAGCCTGGGGATACGAATTTTGTATTAGCTTTTGGAAAGCTGGATCATTTTTAAATGCATCTGCGTACTGCTTTAGAAGAGTCACAGTTTCATCCGCGCTGACCATTGTCCCTGGTGGGATCATCTCAGCCAGTTCATCCGACAATGTTTGCGATGTGTCAATAAACTGTTTTTGGTAGCTTTGACCTCTTTGAATTAAATCCATACCAGCACTAGTTGGTGTTTGCTTACCACCAAGCGAAGTCTGAAAGTCATCAACCATGCGACCAAAACCATCAAGCATCTCGTCGTAACGCTTCTGCCAAGCATCAACAGTAACCATAGACTTTTGCTGCACAGCGTCGAGGATACCAATAGCCTTGTTGCCTATTACTCCAGCGGTAGGTGCTATATCGTACTTATTTAAAACTTCCTTTATCGCATCATTCGAGGATGTGAGAAAGTCGCGTACTGGTGGAGATATTTTACTACCAACTTTCTTCAGTGCTTCTGGGATAGGTAACGAGTTCCAAACGAAATCAACGGTTGAGTCATACATCCGATCTCCAAAATCTCTGGAGTCAGTGCCGCCAAGCGCACCGCGCACTGCCATATCGTAACCTTCACCAGCCAGTGTCGCTCCAAGTCCAGCCGCTGGGAACACACCTGGCCCACTGACTGATGCCGGTAATGTCGCTAATGCGCCACCAGCAACCTCTGGGATAAAACCAAAGTTCTCAGCGAGGTCACCTGTTATTGTGTCCATCCGCAGAAAACCTTCAGGGTTATATATAGTGGGCCTTCCCTCTTCACGATCAAAGTATGCGTAGTTGTCATCACCTACAGGCATTGCTTCTGGATAGTGCTTCCTGAGATTCGTAAGTTTATCACCTTCATCCGAAGCACCGACCAACATGCGAGTGGTCATCGGCGCACCCTTGTCACTCAGACTGTCGCGGGGTGTGTTTGCGGGGTTGTAGTCCGATGACAT